CACAGAAGGAGCGCAAACATTAGCGTGTGTTGGAGGAGCATGTGAGATTTAAATAGGCAAAAGAAAGCCCCTATACCAAACGGTGTAGGGGCTTTAGTGTATCCTTACTTCTTGATAGTCTGTGCTATCTTCTCTCCACTTCGACCTACGACATAACCGCCGAGACCTAATTGTAAAAGCATCCATGCTTCATCCCTGAGAGGGGTTGCTAGTAGTCCTAGCGAATCACCTACAGCAAGTACCAAGAAAGTCAACATCGTTAGTGGTCTCCAAGAAGACGCTAACAAGTTAGTTGAACTAGCCTCACTGTTTACTATGTTGGCACGAGCAGTTAACGCTTGTGTCTCGTAATCAAATACCTGTTGCATTGCCGCCGCCTGTACTTCTAACATCTTACTCTTAGCAGTTAAGCGTTCCTCATCTGACGTATGTAACTCGTCAACTAAGTTAGCCGCAGGTTTAAATATGTTTGCAATTAAATCTGTTACACCTATCATTATTCCTCCAATAGCATAGGGATTATTGGGAATGATTTACCCACATCTCTAAGCACTTCCATAATCACATCTTCAGGTGCTATACTACCTGACATTATCGCACTAATACCACCCATTGTATCGTTGAACTTCGATGCCGCAGGGCCAAGTAGTACACTTGTTGGGTCAACACCCCAGTTGCTAGCTCTTAGCGGATCAACAGCAAATGACAAACCACCAATGTAAGTGATTGCAGACAGAGCATGTTCCATTGCGTCTCTATCTTCCCACTTCTCTATGTCACCTGTCTTAGCAAACTCACGCAGAGCAGATGCCATTATCTGTGTAGCTATCATCATGCCTATGTAAGGCGCTATCACTGCCGCTTGCTTCATCTTGTCTTGTGGCGTACCGTTAGCGACCATCTGGTTATACCAACCTTTCATAACCACGTTGTTGAACACGATAGCAAAAGACTTCAACTGAGCCAATAACTTAAACCTTTCATCTGCCATCCATGCAGGTTTCTGTACCATACGAGGACGCATTACAGTGTCTTCAATGACGTTAAGAATACCCATTCTAAACTGATCTCTATAGAACTTGTCTTTCTTACCACCTCTTCGATGCCAGTTGTAGGCTTGATTCATGTTAAGACCCGCCTCAGCAAACTTGTCACTGATGCGTAGCTGTTCTTCTATGTTTCCTGTAGCTACAGCTTCCGAGTACAGTACAAGGTCTGATCTGAATGCTTGCTCTGCCATGATAGCCGCAGTCATTCTTAATGATTCAGTCCATTGAGGTGTTAGCGTTAGGTTATAGAAGAAGTTCTCTATGTTAGTAATCCTACCACCAATCTCATTGTCACCCATCCGAGCCGCCGCAGTATTCTTCAACTCATAAAGACTAATACCCATGTCTTCTAAGATACCCTGTTCCACAAGAGTACTAGCTTCTTGGAACGACAGCCCACGACCATGCTTAAACTGTTGCTTAATTATCTTACCTGCTAACTTACCTGCTGTGGTTATAGTCTTACCTGTCTGTCCTGTTCTAGAGGCCACAACGAACACCTCAGCCAAAGAAGGAAGAATAGATAGGGGTAGTAGGGTTACAGATAAACCCGCTCTAAGAGCATTCTGTGCGGTTCTAACGGCAGTCCCTCTAGATGTATCTAAGTTACGCTTAGGGATACGCTGAGAAAGATTCATAGCATCAGCCATATTATTCATTGCTAGCTTAGCATCAAACTTCTTGCCCTGTCTTTTAGCATCTGCAATAACATCGTAAAGCTCTTCGTAGAATAACTCACCCTCTGAACCAAAAGTCTTAGCATGCCCTAGTCTTTCTGACATCATCTCATAATAAGAATATATAGCCTCTTGAACGCTAGTCTTAGGATCAAGCCAGTTGTTCCAGAAGTCTTGAGGTAACTCAGCTAGCGCACGATGAGTCTCAACAGCATTCTGCTTGTTAACTTTAGCTCCTGATGTAAGGCTTGCGCCTACGCTCCCCTGCTTACCTTTAGCTACTATCTTCATAGCTTTCTTGTAAGCGTCTTTCTCAGACAGTCCCTCTTTCTCTTGTATCTCTTTAGACTTAGTTTCTACATCCTGCTTGAATGTATCAACAATATTAACATCTGTCTCGTTTCCGAAATGCTCATAGCCTTGCTCTTCAATCCTACCTACATAGGCTTCAATCTTATCACGGCTAAGGTCTAGACCATTGGCTTCAGCTTCAGCGACAGCTTGTTCAATAAACTCTGTTCTGTTGTTTCTTATCTTCTTGTAGTCAAGTCTTCCAAGTAGCGGGAAGTAAGTACCGCCCTCATAAAGAGTAGTGTCAATATCCACAGCTTTCAAGTCGTTCTTAATTGTCAAGTCTAAGAATGTAGCTAACTCATTAGATGCTTTCTTCTGTTGCTCATTTAGATTAGCATACGCTTCGTTCTTTAAAGCTTTATTTTCTTTACTATCTTCAGGCATAACACGGTGGTCATGTACAGCTTGAGCCTCTACCCTGCTCAACTGCATAAACTCTCTAATGCCCTTATTGTAAGCCGCTTTATATTGCATCGAGTTAAAGTGAACAGGTACTATTCCTATCCTACGTCCAAAGTCACCAGTAGTTTGTTGGAACTTAGCCGCAAACGCTCTAGCTTTAGGTGTGTTAACTCTACCTACAAACTGTGCAGGTTTATCTCCAAGTATAGGAGCTAATAATCTGTTGTATAAATGAGCCACTTTAGTTTCAGTTACTGGAATCTTTTCATAATTCTTAACCCATTTATCAGCGGTGTCAGGTTTGTATTCTAATATACCTTCCTCAAGTTGCTTCGCTACAGACAGGTCGGCATTGTTTTGTGCCTTAGTCATAATACTACCGCCTACCCCGAAAGGTAAGCCTAAGATACCACCAACAAGACCTTCGATAGCAGACTCTTTCATAGCCTCTTGAATGTCAAGCTCATCCCAATAACTAGTAGCATTGCTAGCGGCTAGTGTTGTACTGAAATCCTGCACAGCTTCAGTAAGACCAGACGTTACCATAGCAGTACCTACATTACGTCCAAGTCCTGCACCTCTACCTGCACCTTCTCTAAGATACTTAACTGCTAAGTCTGTTTTACCTGCTTCAAGTGATTTAAGAACTTCAGGAGACATATTCTTAATAGCAGGTGTCATGGCTTTAACAAACTTAGCCGCCGCTAGAGGCTCTAATGCACCTAGAGCAAGACCTGCACCAATGTCTGCCATCGATGCTGTATACGCCTCATCCATGTCTTCAGCTTTAAGACCAATGTCACCTATGTTCATTACACCAGAGGTAACACCACCTGCAACCAAAGCACCTACTGATGCTTTAGCCCCAACAACAGGAGCTAAGGGAGCTACGGCTAATGCAGGTAAAGCTACACCTACAGTACCTGCGCCTCTAGCTACTTGATCTGCTAAACCTCTAAAAGAAAACTCACCATCTTCGTCATACAGAGGATGCGCTGTAACCCTCTCTACATCGCGCATGTTCTCTTCTTTACCTTCAACCATCGCTTGACCAAATGCACTGTCAGCAAAGCCGAAAGCTTCTGCCAATGATTGACCACCACGATACAATAGAGCCTGTCCTAAATCGACACCTGCTCCTACTTGATCTGCTATTCCATCAGGCTTTCGGGCTATGTTCTCATCAAACTGTAGATCAGAAGCATCCCATAGAGTGTTAAAAGCGTTAGCTTCTGACATATTACTTACCTTTTATGAAGTCGAGTGCTGTAGTACCTGCGTCTATTACATTGCTCATTTCAATTTCATCGCCCATCCATCCTTGACCTTCGCTTACAAACTTATCAAGAAACGCTTGACGCTGAGTGGGATTTAGCAACGACATGTTGTAGTTCATTTGAGGATTATTGTACAAGTAGTTAGCTATTGTATTTACATTATCGCCTTCAGCACCTGCTACTTTTAATTCAGATTCTAACGCACCTACTGATTGCGGGTTAGTAAGCCTACCTTTAGCCCTAGCCGCTAATAGCTGAATAGCAAGCATAGCATCTGCTCTTTTCTTAGCTTCGTCTTGTAGCTGTTCTTTACGTCTAGAACCAAGACCAACCTGCAACGCTTGCCCTATGTTAGCCGCAGTACCTTTACCACTACTAGAACCTGCAAGCATAGCCGCACCCATAGCCATCAAGTCTACCTTTTGATTTAGCCTATCAAACCAGTTAGTGTTGTCTTCAGCGTCTCCGCCTGTAACACCTGCTTGCTCGTTTACTTTAGCGGCTTCTTCTCTCTTCTCTTTAAGGTCTGTAATAGGAGTAATGTTTAAGTTTTCTTGTAAGGTTTCTGTAGAAAGATCATCTCTATTTACAGGGCCACCTCCCATTTTCTTATTCTTTTTAAGCTGTTGTTGTAGTCTTTGCTTTTGTAAATCTTCTACAGTCATGTCTGTAGCGGCTTCGTCTTCTTTCTTAAACTCTAATTCCTTCCTAGCTTCATAAGTACTAGGGCCAAAGGTACGCATAAAGTCATCGTAACCACTGCCTACTCTTCCTTGTCTCTCAAAGCGTCTCTTCTCTTGCTCTATTTCATAAGGAGTAGGCTTATTATCTAGAGGTGAAAGGACTTGCCCTGTGTAAATAGGAGTATTAGAGAAGCTGTCAACGATACCCTTCGTGCTGTAGGGATTAGAAAAGTCAGATTGATCTCCACCTAACCCTCCGAAAAGTGCTATTAAATCTTGATTCTTCATTGCATTAAACCTCTTTGCTGTTGTTGAGGCTGAATAAGCGATTGCAATAAGTCAGCTTCTCTATTTCGTCTAGCAAACAACTCTGGATTCTTCCACTCGTCTGCGTTTCTTAATCTAGCTATACCACTCTTTAGATCACCACCCATAACAGACTTCATAGTTCCAAAGTCTAGCGAGCTATCACCAAAGTTATGTAGCAACGATAAGCCTACAGCTTGTTGCTGATATGGTAGCTCATCGTAGTTCTTGTATTTGGTTCGCATTCTATCTGTAGACTTACTAATCTTCTGTCGGCTAATGTCCATAGCAACATCTGTAGGAAGAGTGTAGTGTCCTAGTTCTTTCTCAACAGCTAAAGCTTCTGCACCTTTCTTACCTACATAAGGTAGTAAAGACTCTTGAAACTCTTTAGGTAATCCCATGTTCAAGAACTCTTTAGTATTCATTTGACCAATGTCAATACCAACACCAAAGGTTAGTCCAGAGTTACCAATAGCTTTGCCGTCTTTCTTAGGGATATAAGTTCTAGGCTTAAACCCT